GTGAAGGAATCAACCATAACACCATCAATCTTCATTGCTTGTTTCTTGGAGGCAATCTCTTTTACCTTATCGATAGTTCCCTCATTAAGGCCAACTTCTTCAGCAAGTTCCCAACCTTGTTTCATATATTTGTCTTGGTCTTTCTTATCAATAACAATAACTTTGTTTTTCTTGACAATCATGACCTCTTTATTTGTATCAATTAACTGTCTGGGCATTCTCATGCGCTCATCAAGAGACACCATTTCCTGCAAAGCTTCAGTCATTGTTTTTCTATAGTTTGACATAGGATTTTCCTTTATTATCTTTTATTTATGAATTACCATGCTTTACAAGACCAGTATCTTGCTTTCCATTTTGGGCCGGGATTATCACAATTGTGTCGCGCACGGAAACTCTTTCTCCGTGCAGGGATATCTTTCTGAATTTGCATATTTGGGTCACCAAACTCGACCTTCACTACATTACCCTTCTCATTTTTCACATACACCTTGGACTTCTTTACATCACCCTTTGTAGGTTTGTTCAGCGTGACCTTACGACCTTGGTATTCTGCTGCTTCTTCAACTTCACCCCATTCATTTAATTCTGCTTCTTCTAATTCTTCACCTTGAGCTCTTTTCAGTTGCGCTGGTGTGGGTGCGCCTTTCTCACCCTTCTTTCTCATAGGTCTACCTTCTTTTCTCTTCTTGTGGATGTTTGCCCAGAGGCCCGGACCTTTCTCATCAAGTTCTTCTAACTGCTCCACCTGTTTTGCAAGGTCTTTGTCTGCTTTACCCCAAGTACCAGATGACTTTGTTACGAATGAGTTGACCCTCGCCATCGCCCACTGGGGTGCAGTGGTGCCGGGACGATGCCCAGTTTTATATGCTGCCAAACCACGGTCATATACTTTCTTGAGAATAGAGTATGGCATACCAGATTTCTTTGCTTTGTTTACCAGACCAGTAATCTTTTCGTCTAGTTGCACATCTTCAACCTGAGTGTCAATATAATCAGACATGTCATCCAAACGAGATACTGCCGTTGCAACCTTGTTTGTCCACCATGTGGGTAGATCATCTTCATCACCAAGTTTAGTCAGTTCACCCTGCATTGTCATCAATGCTTTTTGAGCAATCTGAATTTTATTTTTCATAGATGCAACATCAGTGTGACCAGACTCACTCAACATCTTATTGACGTTATCTAGGAAAGACTCATTCTTTGAGAGGTATGCAGCAATAGCCATGTCCTTGCGTTTCTCTTTAGACTTACCCTTGAACTGTGGTGCATCTGACTTCTCGAAATCATCGATGTAATCACCCTGATCTGCATCTTTAGGTAACGCTTCACCATACATCTGTTTGAATTTCTTGGTGTGCGTAGATGGTTTAGTCTTTGCATCAGCATCACCGGGCGCGGGACCAGCCTTCTTCGCTTTGAAATGTGCATCACGTTTTTGTTTAGTAGATTTGGACAGTCCTTTGTGATATTTTGCCGGTTGAGTTCCATCTCTACCCTTTATCGATTTGTCTTGTTTTACTTCATTGATCTGTTTAACTAGGTCAGAGAATGTCTGCATTGTTTCTTCCTCTTGATATTCTGCTTTGAGTTCTTTGGGGAGTTTACCAGCATCAACCAGTTTGTTGATATACTGAACAAGTTTTCTACCGTCTGCACCCTTATATTCATTGGCAATCTTTGCTGCAATATACGAAGGAGTCTTGTTTTTTAGTTCTGGTTTTTTTATATCAGCCGCATATCGTTTGACCATTTTTTCATAATCTTTGGGGTGGTTCAATTGACTAATTTTTGCTAGTGCTGTTTTATACCATGACATCTCATCAAGTTCATCTTCTTCACGCAATCGTGGTTCTCTACGGTTATCAGATGGTTTCTCCATGCGTAGGTTCTTTGGGTCATTGTTCAGTGGATTGTTGTCTCTATGTCCAACATCCATACCCTTAACTGCCTTGTCACCCATTGCCCTACGAGCCTTATTCCTTGAGGAACGACGAGCAATCTGTTCTGGTGTTCCCTGATAGTTCGCATATTCTTTCTTATAGTTGCGTTCTGCTATATCATGCAACCATGCCTTGTGTACCTTACCGTCCTCTACCATGTAAGAGAGGTAATTAGTGCCTTTGCGAACAATCTCACCTGTACCATGTTCTGTCTCTACAGACTCACCCACGTTCCAGATTTTACCTGTGAGGTATGCATCGCGCAGAGAGTCATAGTCGTCACCCATCTCGCGTTCCTCACGCATACCCATACCCTTGCGAACATCAAGATACATTTTCTTTTTGTCAGCATCGCTCATAGAATCAGGAATACCTGTCTTAAAAGAATCGAAGTCACCCTTCTGGGCAGCTGCCCGCATTTTCGACGCCGACATACCCTCTACGCCCTCTGCGTCTGGATCACGATCTCCCGCCGACACGACCTCTATATTATCAAAACCATAGTAACCGTGACGTTTGCCTTCAACACCATTATACTCATTTAAAAGTCTGTCAAATTCAGCCACTCTATCTGAGCCAACAACCAGCACGATTGCTTTATGACCCTTATTATAGAGTTCTACAGCAACTTCGATTGCAGTTCTGGGTTTTCCTGTAATGATGTTCCTTGAATACTTCTTGAACATCTTACGCATATACGCAATCTTCTTTGCGTAGGGTAGAGGATTTTTCTTCGGGTCGGTGGAGTGAGACGCATACACATACATCTTGGAACCAGAGTTTTTACTCTGTTGTTTCGCAACAGCATTTACTAATTTTTCGTGACCGATTGTCGGAGGATTGAAACGACCAAAAGTGAATACAGCTGTATCACCGGCTTTTTCAGAAATTTCTCTAAATTTTTTCATTTGTCCCATGCCTTTATAGCAGTGAAGTTGTTAAACGAGAACTCCATGCGGTCCACTAGTTTTACCGCTCCACCACTAACTCTGTCAATAGCAACATATCCTTCGGGATTTGTCACCTTAAATCCATTCGAGGTCTTAATAAAAGTATCGGTCAAACCCTTTACACTATTTAGTTTATTTACGATTTGTGACTTTGCATCTACCAATAGGTTCTGGAAAGTGATAATTTGTGTTAGATTTTGAGTATGTTTCTTAACTTCACGCACATACTCTTTCTGCATGTCAGTATATTTCTTTTTACCAGCGTCACTCTTAGCCTTGTCAATCTGTTTCTGAATGGAGTCAAACACCCACTTCTCATAACCCTTCGCATGTGCGGCAGGGTTGCTAATCTTCTCCCCGGCACGAACCTTTGAGTTGTTGTAGGTCTTGAGAGATGCACCAGCAATCGCACCTTTCATACCGTTCTGTACCACTAAGAACTTACGCAACCCATTTGCATTGATACGTTGAAAGGTTTTACCAGTTTGTGATAGTACGGCAGTGATTTTAGCAGTCTCTTTGGCAGTGAATGTTGCCCTACCAGATGTGTCCTTATAGGTTGCATCATCCATCCATACACTAGAAGGTTTCTTCAACCCCTTAATGTCTGCACCAAATGATGCTTTCATTCCTTGTAGAGTAGACCCTGTGTATGTGGTGTGCCAGACAATACCAACCTTTGCACGATTGATAGTCTTACCTAGTACAGAATCAACAGGTACAGCATAAACAATAGTGTTAGGCTGAAAAGTATAATATTTAACGCCATCGATAGTCTCTGTTTCCACATCGTTAGTGAACATGAGGTCACCTTGGAGTACCCCCTTGATACCCAATTTAGAAAACTCTTTAAGTGCAACTTTAAACTTTTCATTTAACGCTCCAGATAAATCATCATCAATTTCTTTTGTGGTCTTGTATAATTTAGGTGAGACGTTGAACACAGATTTCTTGGCCACAAAAAAGTCACCTGTCTCTGGTTCAACACCAGCGAAGATTGCTGGCGCACCGTCCCACTTAACCGTCATGTTAACACTAGAACGTGCAGAACCCGCTAACATATCACGCAATGATTGTAGGAAGTTAATTGCAGCTCTACCACCATCAACACCATAGTTGAGTATTTCATCCTCTATGTGTTCTAGGTGAAGGTTCTTACCACCCTTATCTTCTAAAAGAACAAAGGGTGAACGATTACTAAACTGTTCAAAAGACAACTTAGGACCAGAGGTCTTGAAATCTTTCTTACGCATAACAGTTTTTGCCACCAACTCCAACTCATTTCCCTTGAGATTAAGGACAAATGGCATATTGATATTCGT